CATCCAAGCAGCGGTTATGCCTTGAATAGTTCCTATTACCATTTTTCCAAGCCCAATAAAAACATTTAAAGTATCCTTTACTATTGCCCCAATTTCGCCTTTTTTAAAGGATTCAATAAAACCTTCTACGCCCTTTTTAATACCGCTAAAAAATTGTAAAACATCTTTAGCAGTTAGTGTTGAAAGCCATTTTTTAAAATCTGCTGCTAACTCCTTTATTAATCCAGAAATTGGTTTTAAAGCATCCTGAACCCCTTTGATAATAGTACTAAAAATTCCCATCCTATTACCAACATTTACTATATCAACAACAAAATTACGAATAAAGAATATAGCCTCTGCTAAGGGCTTTTTAAATTTTTCTGAAAAAGCTAATCCAAGGTCCACTATAGAAGCAATTAAATCTCTAGTCCTGCCCTTTACAGTGGTCCTAAAAGCTTGTGACATATCCTCGGCAGCTCCTTGAGAATTTTGTAAATCATTTGTTAAGGAACTCAAAGCATCGGAACCTCTACTAAGTAATGCAACCATTCCAAGGCCACCACGTTGGCCAAAAACTTCCATAGCTTGGGCAGCCGACATTCCAGCTGTTTTTAAATCTCGTAAAATATCAGCAAAGGGTCTTAATTTTCCAGAAGAAGTAACAGCATTAACCCCTAAACTTGCTAATATTTTTTCTGCTTTTGCTGTTGGGGATATTAATTCAGAAAAAGCTCGACGAAGGGCTGTCCCGGCCATGCTCCCACGAATTCCTGAATCGGACAAAAGACCAATTGCAGCAACAGTTTCTTCAATAGATATTCCAACACCAGCTGCAACAGGAGCAACATATTTAAAAGCTTCTGCCAAATCACTAACACTCATGCTTGCTTTAGAAGCACCTAAAGCCATAATATCAGTTACTCGCCTAGCTTCTGAGGTTGAAAAATTGAAACTTCTTAAAGCAGATATAACATAATCTGCTGATTCTGCTAATTGTAAATTATCGGAAATTGCAAGATTCATAACAGGGCCAATAGAGTCTAAAACCTCTCTAGTATTAAAACCAGCCCTAGCTAAAACTTGCATACCTTCAGCAGCATCAATAGCAGAAAATAAAGATTCTCTTCCTAATTCCAAAGCTTTACTAGTCATTTGAGAGAGGGAATCTGCGGTAGCATTGCCACCCTCTTTCATTATAGTAAATGCCCGCATCATTGAATCTTCAAACTCGGCTCCAGCCGTAGCTGCTAAAGTAAAAGAACCGACTAAAGCAGCTATACCAATCTGCAAACCTTTTATAGCTACGTCCGAAACTTGCCTAAAAGCTTCGCTAATACCTCCAGTAAGGCCTTGACTTAACAAAGAAAAGTCACGAATCAATGAAGAAGCTTGTGCAAGATTAGCCCTAAGTTTTGAGGTAGTCGCCGTAATTACTACTTCTATCTCGCCTATTTTGACCATACTTTACTCCTCTTATTCAAAAACCACCTTGCTTGGTCAATAATACAATGACAAGTAAAACAATAAGTTATACCAAGTTCTAACATCCAAAGTTCTGGAACATCTAAAGCCATTTTAGAATTTTTTATATTATTATCTTTTATAATTTGCCTAACTGAAATTTTAAGATGGACTTCTAAATTTTCCATACTTCCACATCTTTGACAAGTATAATTATCTCTTTCTAAACAAGCCTCATGCCAATATTTATATACTTTAAGATTTCTTATTCTTCTTCCAATTAAAGTAATGCCGTTCCTCCAATTCGGATTATTAGAACCATACATATTATCTTGGTAACATTCTGAACATAGCCTAGCAAAATAATTTGATAGGCTCTTTCCACAAATACAACACTTTGGTTTTTCTATTCCCTCATAGTTGGGATTTATATTTCCAAAAAGACCCGCTAAAGGATTTAAATCTCCACTATTGGCGCATACCTTACATCTTAAAGACTTATAATATACGGATTTTCCACAATCTATACACTTAGACCCATTCTTGCATTGCCCATGTTTAAAACTAGGGTTACGTTCACCTGTTTTTCCACAAGAACGGCATAATCCACTCTTATTATATAAATTAAGAGTTTTTCCACAGTCTATACAAACTCTTTGTTCTAAAATAGTTTCCAATTGCTATTCCTTTATATTATAATTTCTTTTCTTCCATCTTCTCTTGTCTGCTCTTTACCACCCATAGCTTTTAAATCTGATATAGACAATTCATCTGTAGTTCCTTCATTATTATTTTGCTTATCATATCTAGCTCTTATAACTTTAAGTAATGAAGTTATTTGGCCTAAGTCTAAGGATTTAATATATTCAATAGTCCATCCATATTCTTTGGCCAAAATATCAACAATTTCTGCCCAGTCTATATCATAGCTAGTATCATCCATATTATTAAGCTTCTATTTTTGCTTTTTGTCCAACAATAACTTTAATAATTTCTTGAAGGTCTGCCAAATCTACTATTTTACCTACTTCTGATTCTTCTATTTTATTTGACCCTTTTAAAGCTACATAAACAAGATGTTTAATATCATTAAGTAATTCTACACTAACATCTTTTTCTTTGTTTTCTAACTTAACTACTAAAGGCCAGATTTCTATTAAGTCATCAATTGGTAATGGTAGAACAGTATACTCATTACCGTCTCTCAAAGTAATAGATATACCTTTCCTTCTAATAACATTTTCATTAGCCATTTTTTATCTCTCCTTAAAATTTCTGTTATTAATCTACACTATGTTATTAAATTTCTGTATCTTTCTTTCTCCACTCTAAACGAGTAGCAACAAAAGCATTCTGAGCAGATGTAATTTCGGCTGAAACTAAGACCATATTGGTCAAAGAAACAACTATACCACCCGTATTTGCTCCAGATTCTAATTCCAAGGTTTCTGCAACACCAAAAGTAGGTTCTGTTGCATCGTATTCGGCTGTCTCAGCAGAAACTACTAAAGACTGGTCCCCAGGAACTATGTCTAAAGGATAACGATAATCTCCACCACGAAATTCTTGAGGATTACCATCGTATCTAACTGTAATACCTGTGCAGACTCCTACATATACGCCCGCCCGCTTAATGCGCCCGACTGAAAATTTACGAGTTCCCATTTTTATTTCCTCCTTTTTTATTTATTTAAAATTAAACACCAACAACTAAAACTATGACGTGCTTGGTTACACAAAGAACATCTGTTATAGTAATAACATTCGTTAATACCGTAGCAGTATATACTGCTGCGTCTGACAAATCAATAACTTTTACAACATTGGCAGTTGTTAAAGCAGCCACTGTAATAGTATCATCTTTACTAATTGAAGTAACTTCCAAAGTCAAATGCTTTTTTAAATTAGTAACAGTTTGTCCCTGCCCCTGGTCTTTTACTACATAAGCCTTGTCTGACATTTTTATTCCTCCTTCTTAAATAATTTTAACAATCTCCACCATGCCCTTCCATAACAACATCAAAAGTCATTACTAAATGAAAAACTTTTGTATCATCTTCCCATACGGGAATACTATTTGATTTCCATAATTGGTAAACTTTTGGGTCATTAGTTAGATAGGATTTTTTATCTATATTTAATAAAACTTGTTTAGCAATTAACCCCGCTATAGTTCTGCATCCTGAACCCTTAGTCCATACATTTATTCTTAAATCAGGAAAATAATCATTAGTTAAAGAATCCGTATTACCATCGGAAGCCTCTATAGTAACTTGAGGATAATCTGATTCAATATTCCCAACGGGTTTTCCTTCCATATAAATTCTACTACCAACATAAGCTGTAATAGTTGAATCTGCTAATAGTTGGTCTCTAATTAATTTAATTAAATCTAACATATTATTCTGCCAAAGTGTGTGTTAATATTCCTTCTTTGCCACCGCCATAATATTTTCCAACCGCGGATTTCTCTATGGCCGTATCCATAGCACTCTTGAATTTTTCTAACATTAACATTTTATTTTTATTTATAGCTGGAACTAAAAATGGATGACCTTCTGGTTTGCCACTCCAGCCTAGCTCTTGAAAAATACTATAACGGGCACTCGACCTAACTTGCCCAACAATTACTACACCCCTAATTTTACTAATAACCCTACCAGTAATATGTTCTTTTAAAAATCCTGTATCCTCTGGTGCAAAATATTTAGCATCAGTCATAACAGAATCAACAACCTCAACCATCTTTTGGCCTAATTCACTATAGGCTATGTCGTTGAATTTCTGTATTTTATTTATTACTTCTTCTGCCCCTACTACTTTTGCACTAACTTCCATAATTAATCCTTAAAGTTGGTCCAAGCGAGTTAATCTAAGTTCCTTATGATGCAGTTTACTACGTTCAAATAACTCTTCTACTAATAATACTAAATACTTTCTTGTTCCCAACTCAATTATATCATTTTCTATTACATCCTCGCCTGGACAAACAAAGCCACGATAATCAGAAGTAATAAGCCCGCCTTGTGCTTCTACCTTGAAACCAGTCGCCGACCTGTTTCTATCTGGGTCAATTCTTATTTTCAAAGAGGAATTAATTATTGGAGCTGTTGGAGAAAACATTACCACCTCTCCCCACTCGTTTACGTTTTTAATGGCCTCTTCACTTGAATAACTTCGTTTTTGCACAGCCGCTTGATTCAATAAAGCCTCAAAATTAGCATCACAAGGGTCTCTTACAATCGCTTGTATATTAAATTGGGTGTATATTTTTTTACTTGTATATGCCATTAATTTACCTTAATTACTTTATTTATTATATTTATAGTTGGTTTTTCTTTGCCTTCTATTAAACATAATTCCAACCAATTATTGTCTCCTAAACTCTTAAAAATCTTCCTAGCAATCATTCTAGTTTGTTCTGTATTTGTGTCCAGTATGAAATCATCAGTCTGCCAAAATAGGCTTTTAGAGCCTTTTCTAGCAGATAATGTATAAAGTTTCTTGTCTTCTCTTTGAAGTTGGATGGATGTTATATCTTCTGACCAGTTTTTCCTAAAGGAAACTTCATTAGAATCCCAATCAGAAGTTGTAGTTTGCCCATCTTTTTTGTGTAATATCCAACGGGTTCCCATAAATGAAAAATCCTCATAGGCCCAAGCTTATGAGGTTAATTTAGACTACTTGACTCATTCACTTGTGGCCTAATTTTATATAACCCAAATATCTTCAATGACTTGTGATTATTTTGGCCCAATATGTATATAATTACTACCCTACATATATATTATACGATAAAAAAGAACAATTGGGACAATATATTTTAAAATAGTTTATGAAGTATACGAAAATTTCATCAAAAAATCTAGGAGCCTAACACCTGGAACACTCTCAGTAGAAGGAACCGCTATCCTTTGCTTTATATGAGCTTCCCCACCAACGCCAATATCATCAGGATTAGAGCCTCCAGCACTTGAATCATTTAAAGCTACTGCATTTGCTAAACTATCCATTTGAGAGGTTCTTAGGTTATATTCATATATGCCATCATGATTTACATCTATTAAAAATCCTTTAGATGCGCTTGCATCTCCCCATGCTTTTAATTCATCAAAATCCAATAAAGCAGTCTGACCACCATCATAAGTTCCAGTAAATTGCTGACAATAAAACTTGCAATCCGTTATTTCATTTAGCCCATTATGCCTTATATAAATATCTTCTGGGTATGTTTCTTTTCCATTTGCTACATTGCCATGATTAATCCCAGAATTAGTCCCCTTCAAAACATCGGCTATAGCTTGGCCACTGGAAACTCTACTAAAGGTTACAGTAACTACCATTACACAACCCTCATTTTTCTTGTTCTATAGATTCTTAAAATATTCTTGGCACTAAAAACATCTTCTTCTAACCTATCTGCAACACTCTTTGCTTCATAAACATCGTCTTTTATAGAACTTTGACTTCCTTCTTTATATCTGTATTCACCTATTTGTTCTTCTGTAATATTTCCAAATTTTATTTCTCCAGAATTTACTAAACTAGTAAAGGCTATTTGAGAAGCTACGACAGTCGCAGCCCACTCAATTTCATCAGGAACAGATGCTCTACCATATTTATATGTTACTTCTATCTTCTGCCTTCCATAAATAAATGCCCCAACATTATAAATATTCCCAACAAAATCATCAGCAAGTTTTATGATTCCTTCACCCTCATAAATTAAATAATCATCAACATCCATTACTTCGCCATCATTCTTAATTTCTGTTACGGACACGACTGGAAAATTATCCAAAAATAATACACTTTGCCCAGATTTATTTATATCATATTTTTCAGTTACTGTTTTTTCTCTAAAAATACAATTACAATACAAATCAATATAATAAGTTGCCCACTCAATCCAATCGTCTTCTATTTTATCAGTATCCACACCAAGATATTTAGCTACCTTTGTTTTAGATGTATATAATGTTCCAGGAGTCCCTGTGCTACTATCAATTATTCTAAGTTGTTCGTTAGCTTCAGCGTATTGGCCATCCAAAATTGCCTGATATTCAATAGTATACTCAGTTAAATCAGCGTCGGCAGGGACATTCCATTTATAATAATACATTGTCTCTACCCCAAAAGACATGGCAGCCTCATTAACATCTGTAATAACAACATTGCTACTATTGATATGCCTAATAGTAATTTTTGCATCTGTAACAGTAGTTGCTTCTTTGCCTTCTAAGGTCAAAAAATTTGCATATAATGTATGTTCTTGGTTTCTTTCATAGGATTCCATAATTCATCTCCTAACCCACGATTTGTATAAGTTCATTTTCTTCTTGGTATTCTCCATCACAAACAGCCTGAAACTCTACTGAATGGTTACCTATAAAAGCATCAGAAGGAACAACCCATTTATAATAATAAGTGCTCTCCGCTACTAAAAACATAGTAGCTTCATTAACATCAGTAATAAGAACATCACTATTATTAATATGTCTTATAGTTATACGTGGATTAATAACAGTAGAAGGTTCTTTATCTTCTATTGTTAAAAAGGTATGATACAATACCACAGTATCACTACGTTCATAACATTGACAATTCATAATATATTTCCTTTTTTAAAATATTACTAATTAGATACTCCAGCAATTTTTTTAATTTGATAATAAGCTGAAGACGGCGGAGTAAAATTACTTGTCCAACGAGCAACGCCCTTTGAAATCCGAAATTCATCGAGATAACCATTAAAACTCCCACCAGACCCAAATTGATTACCAATATAGAAAGAATCTGTATAATTATATAGAGTAGCTGAATTTGTATAATCGGCTCCGCTTTGAGAACCATCAATAAATATTTTCCAAATATTCCCTGTTCTAACTAATGCCACATGATACCAAGTATTAATTGTTGGTGTCCAATACCAAAGATTATCCATGTCAGTTACGTTATTTTCCAAATGTAATCGAAAACCCCCCCCACTTGGAAAATTATGTCGCCAATCAAACAACATATAATATTTGCCATCCCAAGGATTCTGGGCTTGTGAAAATATTGTATGGTATTGTGATACGGATGAAAAATTTATACAAAAATCCACCGTAAAATCCGTTGCACCAAAACAAAAGTCATCGGAATCTGGAATAGATAAACAAGTACCACTCGCACCATCAAAATATGCCGAATAAGTTCCAAACTTCTTTATTGTATCTGAAAAAGTAACACCATTATTTGTTACTGTTTTTGGAGTTGTTTCTGAATCTGTAACATTATTATCAAGATGAAGAAGTAATTTTGTATAAGAATCCAGCAAAAAACCTAACTGATTAATTTTACTAATACTAGCATTAACCACCCCGCACACCTTCTTAATATTTCCCATCTATAAATCCCCTATGTGTGTTCTAGTTGAACTAAATTTGGATTAAAATACGTTGGTTTATAGGTATCCACTACATCAAATGGAAATTTATTAAATTTAATAAGATTATCTTTCATGGTTATAACTTGCAAATTGTCAGGATGATGCAAACCGCCCTTACTTAGGGGCTTAATATGGTCAACAACATATTTTATGCCCAAATTATTTGTCATTTTCTCAGCTAATAAATAAAACTCTTTAATTTTTTCCATATCAGCATCCTTACTAGTACAGCCTTTCAATAAAGCACGTCTTTTATACGTATAAAAATTAGATTTTGCTTTATTAGCCTTTCTCCATTTTTTACTATAAACTCTTGCCATTGTTTGCGTATATTCCTTATTATTTTTATAATGCTCTTTACGATATTCTAATCTTTCAAGTCTATTATTGATATAATACTCTTTAGAGTATGCAATCAATTTAGTCTTATTTTTTAGGTAATATTTTTCCATATACTCTTTTCTTTTAACTGGGTCTTTTAACATAATTTAAATATGCTCTATCTGTACTAAATTTGGAGAAAAGAACATGCGGTCTGCATGGGTAGCTACTCCTAAGACCTGTATAACATCATCTGTTCCTGATGGTTGAGTTTGAGTCATTACACCAACATCTGTTGAAAGATAAATTAAACCCCCAACCGTCCAAGCCCATGTATCGTCTCTCGCTATACCAAACATTAAAAATGACCCTAAAGCATTTTCAGCAATAGTTTCATCTACACACATTGCTATTACTCCAGATGTAGCTATTGCATCGGCATCGGCTTTCCACAGTTTTCCATCACTTTTTACATAACAAACATTTCCAAATGCTACAGCTTCACCTGCATATAAATTACACTTTATCCCTGTAGAAGTGTGGTCTGATGCTGGAACCGCTGTTAATTCAGATGGCCCCGTTGGACCAGTAACCCCAGTTGGACCTGTTGGACCTGTTGGACCAGTAGGACCCGTTGGACCAGTTGGGCCTGTTGGACCATTAAGACCAGTAGCCCCAGTTGGGCCTGTTGGACCATTAAGACCAGTAGCCCCAGTTGGGCCCGTTGGCCCTATATCGGCTAATTGTGCAAATACTAAATCATCTATTCCTATTACATCAGTTCCATAATTATTAGTACAAACGTAAGCTTTGTCAACATAAGTATTACCATCTTGAACAAAAACTACCCAATTACCAGTGTGGCTACTTATAGGCCATTGACTAGACCTAGAAGCGGCCCCACTAACAGAAACAACGTATACACCATCTTGTGTCCCTGTAGTCTGTCTATCACATAATACTAAGTTTCCTGCTACTAATGTTTTTCCATCTATAGTATCTCCTTCTTCCAATTCAGTAGCAAGATTAACATTTCCTTCAGCACGTAATCTTACAGGGTCTTTCCAAGATACAGTTCCAGGGTCCCCCTGTGCACCAGTTGGACCAGTTGGACCATTTAAACCAGTTGCCCCAGTTGGACCAGTTGGACCATTTAAACCAGTTGCCCCAGTTGGACCAGTTGGACCAGTTGGACCATTTAAACCAGTTGCCCCAGTTGGACCAGTTGGACCAGTTGGACCATTTAAACCAGTTGCCCCAGTTGGACCAGTTGGGCCAGATAAGGTCTGACTAGCAACATAACCCTTAACAGCCTTTTCAGTAGGAACAGCACTATC